ATGTGCTGTGATTCCTAATGATACTCCTATGGATCGTGTTGGATTTTCTAAAACAGAAATGCAAAAGTTCAACAACTACATCACTAAGATTGAACGCATGTGTGGTATCTGTGGTGATTTCTTGGATGAATTAGTTGCCAAGACAGGTACTACTGGTGATGCTAAATTTCACATCGCATCTTATCTCAAGCAGTTCTTTAATAATGAGATCAAGAATGCTCGTAGTATCTCCAACATCGATGAGACGATGTATGATATGTTGAACTTCTATGAAGAGAAAACAAGTAAAGAACTTGCCAAGATCAAGACAGTTGCGAACCTGACTAAGAAGAGAGAACTTGTATATGGTAGTCAGAACTACGTAGTAGATAATGTATACAAGTTCAAAGCAATGCTTACTTTGTATAAAGAACTGCAAGCAGTCAAGCAAATGGTTATAGATAAACTGGACCACCTGGAAGAGTTTAGAACATACGTTCAAACTGACAAGGGATATAAGGTTACAACTCCTGAGGGATATGTTCTGCATAAAGATGGCAGCATGATCAAGTTTGTTAATCGCTTGGAGTTTGCATACAATAACTTCACCCTACAGAAGCAATGGCGTTAAATTGTAATACTTGCTACTTTACATTTGGTAGGTTTCAACCACCTACCACAGGACACAAAGATAACTTTGATGGGGTGAAACGTATCGCGGGTAGTCATGACTATCGGATCTATATCTCTCAAACGTTTGATACTAAAGGTAAGAACCCCTTACCGCCTGATCGTAAATTGTATTACATGAACTTGATGTTTCCAGAACATCGTGGTAAGATAATGTCTGGACCCAAAGATCCTGTTGCTATTATGCAGGACTTAATGTTGGGAGGATATAATGAAGTTGTATTTTTAGTTGGATCTGATCGTGTTAGTGCGATGCAGTTCTTACACAAATACAATGGCAAAGACTTCTCGTTCCGAAAGATCGAGATACAATCTTCTGGTAGCAGAGATGCTGATGGAGATACCTTTGCTATTTCTGGAACGAAAATGAGACGTGCCGCATTTGCGGACGACTTTAAAACATTTCGTTCTGGTATTCCTAGAGCATTGAATGATAAACAGTGTAAACAAATGATGTCTGAGATACAAGCAAATCTACCTGATAATTTTAAATGAAAGATTTCAAGAAACTACGAGAAGAAGCACTGCGTCAACAACAGAGGCAGGAAGAAATATTCAAGGAAGGTGATGCTGTTATGTCATCACGCACAGGAGAGAAAGGACATCTCCATCGAGTGGGTGGAAACTATGCTATCGTAATTTCTGAAGAAGGTAATATGTTTAGGGAGTGGATAAAGAATATTAGATCTATAAATAATACGAGAAGAACCTCCTTGTTAAACGATGAAGTATCAGAAGACAGTCGATAGCGTTAACAATAATGACGAGTTTTCGTCTGAGTTGATGGAAGCATATGGTAAATGGATGGGTGGAGATACCTTCCAGAATACTACCATCAGCGAAGCAGCATTTAATGGTATGGTACAGCAGTCCAATGGTGCTGAAATTGAAGACACTACAGTAAAAGCAAAGAAAGCAAAGAAAGCGGTTAAGAAAGAAGAAGTAGAAGTTCTTGAGCGCGAAGAGTATGAGATCGATGGCGAGATTTATGTCATCGAGAAAGTTAAGATGGATGGCAAAGACGACAATGGCAATAGCTCCTGCTGGAAAGGATATAAGAAGCAGGGAACTAAAGCAAAGGGTGGTAAAGAAGTAAACAACTGTGTAAAAGCAGGCGTTGAATATGAAGGTGATGAACTCACTGAAAAGAAACTTGACCCCGTAGGTAAGGCAGATGCTGACATCGACAACGATGGCGATGTAGATAAGTCTGACAAGTATCTCCATATGCGTCGTAAGAAGGTCTCCAAGATCATTGGTATGTCAAAGAAAAAATGAAAACATTTAGACAACTTCGCGAAGATTGTGGCAGTAGTTGCCCCAAAGATTGTAAGAAGAGTTGCTGTAATAAAAAATCAAAGAAAGATAAGAAGAGTGGTAATGTAGAAATCATGCCTACTGTCAACGACGGAGAGAAGGGCATGGTTACTAAACCTACTAATGAGTCAAAGAACTATCAGGGTCCTTTGTATGCTCCATGGTCTGCTGTTGTTAAAGGCAGAGGTTTTGATCCACTAGAAGAATCTTTTGAAACTGGTGTAGCAAAAGCAAGACGCGACTACCGTTCTGGAACACTGTTAAATTTTAAACAGTTCATGTCAAAATTGACATCTATTTTAGATGAGTGGGAGAAATAAATAGTTCATGCTCTATGACATGAACCAATGTTATCCTTTCTACTTCCACTAGCATCCAAAATTATTTCTGATGCTGTTAACAAAATTCCAGAAAATGAAGAACTGGGCGAGAAACTTGTTGAGATCTGTCTTGCTATTCTTGCTAAAGCAGTTAAGTTAACCAAGACTGATATGGACGATCAACTTCTAGAAGTTGTATCGAAAGCGATTGCTGCTCGCAAAGATTCCTGAGAATATAAATAACCATTAGGAAAATAAACGCTGAATAAACATGTCTCTATACGGAAGAACTGACAGCAATGCAAATAAAACCAAAGCTGGTGTAGGCATTGCAGCGTCAAGTCAAGCAAAAACTACAGTCTTCGTTGACGAGACTGAAGCACAACTAAACGAAACTAAGTCCCGTGGTATCACTGGTCCTGGTTGGTGGTCTTATTTCACCTATACTGATTCTTCTGGTGCAACCCGTCATAAGGCAGAGCAACTTATTTTTGTTGCTAATCCTGATGGCACAGAAACTCAGGCAGATGATGCCATCGCTGCAGACGTAGCATCGGCAGTAACTATTACGGTTCAACCTGCTAACTCTACATCTTCCTCTGGTGCTGGTACTTACACCCTCACCACTACGACAACAGGAACACCTGGAGCACTTGCATATCAGTGGCAGCGTCAAACTGCAACTGGTAAGCGTTGGGTTAACATCGCTGCTGGTACAGACACAGGTATTACTTATGCAGACTTCACGACAGCAACTCTTGCTTATAGTGGTCTCGCTGGCGATACTCTGGATGGTAACAAGTTTAGAGTCAAGGTCACCTCTGCGGGTGGTACTGAAGAAGTAATGTCTAATGGTGCAGCAACACTAACCTTCGGAAGTTGATGAATGAACTTCGATGAATTGACGCCAGATAACTGGCTCTTCTTTGCTATTCAAAATTATAACAACCCGTCGTCAGTAACTTATAGTGATTTTGAAGAAGACTTAAAGAGATTTAAGTATATCAAAAGATTACTAAAGCGATATGAGACGACGGGTGAGTTAAAAACACATCTTATTTTAAATCATGTGATTGTATTGTATAATGTGTTTGGTGAAGCAGGAACACCACTCCTGTTTTATAAGATTGAAGCAACATATTGGCGACAAATTACTGCTTTCATGTTGTTTCTAAATAGATTACCACCCAACTTTACTGATGCTGACGAAGAATGTCTAAAAAGTCTGAATCTAATTTAAATGAAATGATGGCAGGAGACGGTTCTGGTCTCCAATTGCCACCTGCTTTTGTTATGGTGAATCCTAGACAGCACCGTAAGTATAAAAAGAACAATCAAGATAAAGTTGATGGGCGCACATCCGGCGCTCGTACTCTCTTCGACCGTATACAAAAAAGAAAAATGAAAGAACAAGTAGAATCACAAATTGATGAGGCTATTGTGTCCGATACAGAGAGGGCACAGAAATCTATCCAACAGGGTAAGAAACTGAATCGCCAAAAAGATATGCAGAAAAAGCGTAAAGAGGCGAAAGAAAAAATGATGAATAAGTCTGGTGAGATGGATACTCTCATGAAGGCACGTATGTCTGACTTTAAAAAGAAGGCAAAGGACCAAGAAAAGAAAGTCCAAAAAAATTCTTATGAACCCACAGGTGAAATTATGACTGAAAATCAAGATGTAGTTCAAGTTGCACTAGACGTTGCGACATCAGAACTTAATCCACAAGGTGAAGGATCATTTGCTAAGGTACAATTTGGCGATGGATCTACACAGAACCTTGATAACTTCTCAGCAAAACGTATTGCTGCTTGCTATGCTCAATTAGATGATAGTCATAAGCAACAGTTTCAGTATCTGCTGAACAAAGATGCTTCTTCATATCAAACAGCACTCAATTTCGCAGTAAGGAACGTTTAAGTATGGCATTCGGTCTTGGTAGATTAGCAGTATTAGAATCAAAACTCGATATTTATGAAGACCTCTCGAAAGAGATGCTTGACAAACTCGAAAGAGCAGTAGGCACAATCTCAGAAAACAGCAACAGAGTTGCTGTGATCTTGGAGCGCCATGAGAATCGTTTGGATGAATCTGAACGTGCCGATAAGCTCATCATCGGTATGCTTGAGGAGATGAAGGTAAGGCAACAGAAAGATATGGAGATGATGCATGAGCGAATTGGTAAGGTCCAGAAAAAAACGGAAAGCAATACTAGGTTTGTCATTGCTACCTCTGCTGTCTTGACAACTCTTGTGACAGTATTACAAGTGTTCCCTCCTGTCTTCAAACTGTTGACACCCCAAGTAAACGCTGCTATTATAGGACCAGCGAATCCCTAGTAGTGAATGTCATTCATTGACGTAAAGTATATACAACTAGTATCCTCTCGCCTGAATCTTTTCAGTCGCAAGAAGGCAGACCTGTATAATTTCAGGTGTCCTTACTGTGGCGACTCACAAAAGAGGAAGAATAAAACGAGGGGATATCTTTTTAAGATCAAGAATGACTTCGTGTTTAAGTGCCATAACTGTGGCATGGGTAGAACACTTTCTAATTTTTTAAAAGACCAGGATATGTTTCTCCACGACCAATATGTCATGGAGAAATTTAAAGATGGCAGGACTGGTAAGGGAACTACTGTTCCCAATCCCAAGTTTGAATTCAAAGCACCAAAATTTGCAAAGAAAGATACAAATCTTGAAAAGATTTCTTCGCTAAATATATCTCACCCGGCAAGAGAATATCTTGAGAACCGAGGGATCAAAGATCTAGATTACTTCTACTATTGTCCCAAGTTTAAGGCTTGGACAAATGAGCAAAAGAAGATGTTTGATAACCTCAGACAAGATAGTGCTCGCATTATCATTCCATTCCGAGACAAAGAAGGTAACCTGTTTGGATACCAAGGCAGATCGCTCGCCCCTAAGGCAAAACTAAGATATATCACGATCATGCTAGACGAAGAACACCCAAAGATCTTCGGACTGGATAAAATAAAAGACGACAAACCTGTTTACATTGTGGAAGGACCATTCGATGCCACCTTCCTCAGTAATTCTGTTGCTATGGCAGGATCAGATGCTGATGTTAGAACCTTTGGTTGGAACAATTACATCTGGGTATTTGATAA